CGAAATACAAAAAAATCCTAATGTTAAATCACATACAATAATTGAAATTCATCCTGATATATATCACACTGCAGTCGAATGGGCAAAGGATAAATCGAATGTAAAAATACTATTAGGGGATTGGGTTAATATAATCCCAACTTTAAATAAAAAATTTGATGGAATTTTACATGATACACATCGAGATAAAAATATTCATAATTTTTTAGATAGTGTTAAAAAAATAAGTAATTTAAATTGTATTGTTGGATTTTTTGAGTATAAATTTTTTGATAAAAGATTGAGTGGTATTAGATATACAATTGATGAAGATGAGTACAAATCTTTACCATATAAAAATAATGGTTCATTTGAAAACAATCAATATGAATTAAAATATTCTACATTTAATGGTGTAGAATTTTACAATAAAATAAATACAAATAAATTATTATAATGGTAGAGATATATGAAAACATATTAACTAACTTATTTGATGAAAATTATATTAATTTTTTATTAAATGAAATAGAAGATAAAACTTTTGAAGGTATTGGCCAAAAATTGAATTCCACAAAATATAATCATTATAATTATTACAATAGATATCATTTAGAAATTGAAGATAAATACAAAAAAAATATTGAATTATTTTTATATAAAACATATAATAAAAAATATACATTAAAAGATAAAGGGATTTGGATTAATAAAATAACAGTCAATACAAACAAAACTGATGTATTTCATACCGATTCATCCGATTTAACCATTGTAACATATTTAAACGATGAATATAGTGGTGGAGAATTTGAGTACATTGACCAGTATAATGAATCGATAAAAATTCAAACAAAAAAGGGATTATCGTTAATTATGGATGATAACTTGATGCATAGAGTTTCACCTGTATTAAATGGTAATAGATATTCTTTAGTTTGTTTTTTTAATTTGGTTACTAAAAATGAAAAAACAATAACATAATGGAAATTTATAAAAATATTTTTTCCGATGATTTTTGTGATACTTTAATAAAAAAAATTAAGAATGAATGTGTATTAAGTCAATCATATAAAACAAATTGGTTTGTTTGGTTAATTTGGGGACAAATTACCAGCTACCCATTAGATAAAAAAAAATGGAATGAAGAAATTTATAATTTAGTAATAAATGAGTTGAGTAAATATAATTTTCCTAAATACAAAGTAATGTGGATGCAAATGACAGAATATAAAGATGGGAGGTGGTTACGAAATCATGTAGATGGTGCGGGAAATAAAACATCAATAATTTTATTATCCGATGGATTTGTAGGTGGTGATACATACATAAATGATAAAGTTGTAAATTTAGAAAAAGGTGATGCTGTTTTATTTAATGGAGGACGTGAATTTCACGAAATAAAACCAGTAACAGACGGGACACGATACGCTTTAAATTTTTGGTTTTATAGATGATAATATATTATGATAGATTTAAAAAATTATATATGTAGTGTACCATTCAATTCATTAGAAATACACAATAATGTTTGTTTTGTATGTTGTCCATCTTGGTTACCAAATAAAGTGGAACTTAATGAAATACCATTAAAAGATGTTTATAATAGTGAACCAATTGTTGACATTAGAAATTCTATATTAGATGGTTCATTTAAATATTGTAGTAAAGAACTTTGTCCGTATTTAAGTAAATTAATCAATTACGGAATAACGTCAGGCCCAATAGGTTTAAAAAAACCAGATATAAATTTTAAAGAAATTGTAGAAAATAATACTCCCGATAATATTATTATGAATTTTGATAGGACATGCAATTATAAATGTCCATCATGTAGGGTAGATTTGATTGTGGAAGATAGTAACGGAATTAAACGAATAGAAAAAACAATAGAAGAAATAGATACTTATTATTCCGCAAACGTAAAAACTTTATACATAACAGGTTCAGGTGACCCATTTGTTTCGGTTGGATTTAGGAATTATTTAAGAAATTTTAATCCAAAAAAATATCCAAATTTAAAATCAATACATTTTCATACAAATGCATCAATGTGGACAAAGGAAATGTGGGATAGTATGCCAAATGTTCATAAATATGTAACAACCTGTGAGATATCAATAGATGCAGGAACACGTAATACCTACGAAAATAAAACAAGATTGGGTGGTAAATGGGATACCTTAATCGATAACTTAAATTTTATTTCTACAATAGAAACACTACAATCAATAAAAACATCGTTTGTTGTACAAGATACAAATTATATGGAAATGGAAACATTTTATAATTTGATGTATTCTATTTTTGGTAAAAAGGTAAATGTATTTTTTGGTAAAATAACAAATTGGGGAACATTTTCGGAGGGTGAATTTAAATTGAAACAAGTGTGGGATATAAAACACCCAGAACACTATTTATTTAAAAAAGAGTTTAATAAAATATGGAAAAATCAAAATTTATTTCATAATCTTTATGAATTTATCGATACTACAAATAAAACTTTGATATAATGCGTATTCTAATTTTGTCACATACAAGATGTGGTTCTACTACATTATGTAAATGGATATCAAACGAATTGGATATTGAATTAGATGAAACTCCATATGATAAAACTACATTCGAATCTATATTTAAAAAAACAAATATAATTAAAAAAATAGTTGTAGAGGAATATATGCCATCAAATGAAATTATAAATAAATTTGATAAAGTTATATGTTTGACAAGGGAAAGTAATATTGACACCGCCATAAGTTTTATTAATGCCGATAGTAAAGATATATGGCACGATACATATAAAATAACAAATGAGTGGATTAATGATAATCGAAATAAAATAATAGAAACAATTTACAAATACGAACATTTAAAAAACCGTTTAAAAAATAAAGATGTATTTCAAATAACATATGAAAATATGTATATTAATAAAACAGACGTTAATAGGGTCGTTAGTTATTTAAACATTGAAAATCCAATACATTTGGATATGCTTGATTATAATAAAAAATATAGAAAAGATACATATACCTTAACGTATGATAATAAAAGAAAAAATATTATTTAGCAAAGAAGAATGTGAATCTATAATATCATATAACGAAACACATATCACAAATTGGAGAATGGGTGATAGAAAATATAATTCACAACCAATTATATATTCATTAGAAACTAAATGGTTATTTGATAAATTAAAAACATTTGTTGAAACGGAAACCAATATTAAAATTATAAAAATAAAAGAAAAAATACATTTTCATAAGTTTATAAAAGGAGATTGGTTTGGAAAACATAACGACATTAGAGATAATAGAGTATATGCTGTGGGAGTTTTGTTGAATGATGATTTTACTGAAGGGGATTTTAAATTATACAACCCAAATGAAATTATATTAAATAAAGTTATTGGAAATACTTATATATTTGATGTAAGAATTGAGCATGAAATAACACCCATTTTAGATGGAGAAAGATATTCATTACTTTGGTTTTTGCAAAACGAACATATAAAAATAGAAACAAATAAATTAATATGAAAGCATTAGAATATTGGAAACCTGAGACTTTTGAAATTTCATCATATAAGTATTCATTAAAAGAAAGAGTGAATAATCAATACCGAACATCGGGTAACGATAATACCAATCTATGCACCTACACCTATAATGAATTGGGATTTAGAGGTGATAGTATAAAAAAAGAAGGATTTAGGGTAATGTCATTGGGATGTTCAATTACGGAAGGAGTTGGTGTAAACGACAATGAAACGTGGCCTGCTCAATTTTGTAATCATATTGAAAATGGTGTAAATTTTAATTTTGGAACCGGTGGGAGAAGTAATGATTTTATATGTAGATGTTTAATGAGTTATTATGATTTAATTAAACCAGATTTAGTCTTAATAATGTACACCTTTCCACATAGAAGGGAAATATATACGGAAGATAATGGCATTGAACCATATATACCAACTAGAGTTTGGGGTAAATTATTAGAAACGGAAGAAGGTCAAACCATTCAAAGCAGTTTAGATATTTTACAAAATGATAATTCTGATTTTATAAATTGGTATAAAAATCATCAATTAATAAAATTATTTTTAGAATCAAAAAAATGTAATTGGTTGTGGGATGGTAAACATTTATTAACCGATTACCAAGAGTTTAATAGATTTACCGCATTAGACAATTTTAAAAAGGATTTGGGTTCTGATGATTTACATCCTGGACCGGAACACCATAGTCATTATGGTAGAGTGTTGTTTGATTATATATCAATGAAATTTCCAAACTATTTACCTTATGGAGAACTGGAACGCAAATTAATATAAATTTGGTAATGTCAAATATTTGTCGTATATTAGAGTATTATAAACAATTAAACTCTAAATTATGAAACAAAAGACAGAACAAGAATTAAAAGCAAATTATGACCGATTTATAGGTATAATTAAGAAATATTTCAAAGGAGAAAGATTGGAGAAATTACTCCATATGTATTCCGAAGAAGAATTGGGTGTTAATCTTACACTATCTGCAGCATCTGGCTCAAAACACTATCATAACGCATATATAGGTGGGTATATTGACCACATCTTTAATGTATGTAAGAACGCTCTTAAAATGAGAGACCTATTCGTAATGCAAGGTGGAGAAATTGATTTCACCGAAGAAGAATTGATATTTAGTTGTCTACATCACGACTTAGGAAAGTTAGGTGTTAGGGGTGAATTACATTATTTACCAAATCAGGAAGAATGGTCTCAAAAGAAATACGGAACTTTATTTGTTCGTAATGAGAATATTCCATATATGACCTTAACCGATAGAACTTTCTTTACATTGAACCACTATGGTATTCAGTATAATGAGAAAGAGTATTTTGCAATCAAACTTACTGATGGTATGTATGATGAAGATAATCAAAAGTATTTAGCAGGTCACGACTTAAAGAAACAATTAGTTTATAAGTTACAATTTATTATGCATTGGGCAGACCATATGTCGACAATCATTGAAAGACAAGATAACATACTTTAATGTCAAAATGTCAAAAGTAGTCCTTTGGTATAGTATTTGGACTATATAGGATATTATTAACAAAAAACATTTATTATGTACACAATTGATTACAGTAAATTATTCGAAGAGTTCTTTAATGAACCAAAAACAACAACTTATGTTCCAAACAAATTCGCAGTAGACATTAAAGATGAATCTGCAACAATTGCATTATCTGTATTAGGTCATGACCCCAAAGATATTGAAATTAATTGCTTTGAGGACAAAATTGAAATCAAAGCTAAAAAGATAGGAGAGGACAAAGAAAACCCTTTCAATCAATTAATTTCAGACATTGAAGAACGAATCCAAGTAGGTAAAAACTTTGATGGTAAAAAAGCAAAAGCTGAGATTAAAAATGGTATTCTCTTAATTACTCTTGAAAGAAAGGAAGAGTCCAAACCAAAAAAATTAACCTTAAAAGTTGGTTAATTCAGTTATTTTTCGTATATTAGAAAGGTAGGAGTTTAAACACTTCTACCTTTTTTTATACAAATAAATACTTATTACTATGATATACAACGAAAAAATACAAATGTTATTGGAATCTTTAGACGGCAAGTTAAGGATTTTACAAAATGGAATTACTGGTGCACAGAATATGACACCATCAGAAGCTCACACTACTTTAGAAGATGCAAGAAAGGTAGTAGAGCGTATTTCCGAATTAACAAGAATAAATAGATAAATGAATTGGCTTAAATATTTAGTCGGATTTTCTGCACTAATTATAGCCGGTTGTGCAGCGTTCTTTTCGGTTACCGGATTGGGTGTTCTATTTAGTGGAGCATCAACCGCAGTAATGGTAATGGCAGGTGCTTTGGAGTTTGCTAAATTAGTAGCAGCAACTTACCTAAAACAAATGTGGGGTGAAATTAAGGGATTTAATAAGTGGTATTTGGTTTCTGCAGTTGCATTACTTATGTTAATCACATCTGCAGGTATCTTTGGTTATCTATCCAATGCTTTTCAGGCACAATCACTTAAACTACAACAGGTAGATAGAGAAATTATGGTACACTCTACTAAAATTGACCAAAATACTATTCAAATTACACAACTATCAACACAAATTAGTGAGTTTAATAAAAATCAAGGTAAAATCATAGATGGTGGTAAGGTAAATTCTCGTCTTTTACGCTCAATAGACAATAGAGACAAAGAAATTGCTAAAATTAACAAAAAAATTAGTGATTTGCAAGACCAAAACGCTAAAGAGAACGAAAAAATCAACGAAATTAAGACTTCTAACATAGATTTAGAGAAAGAGGTGGGTGGTTTTAGGTTTGTAGCTGAAGCATTTGGTGTAGAACTAAAAAATGTAGTCAAATTCTTCATATTTTTGATTGTAATAGTCTTTGACCCATTGGCAGTAGCACTTATTATCGCATTTAATGGTTTAATTGAAACTAAAAAACAAAAACAAAGCAGACTTTTGGGTGAAATGATGGAATATGACCAAAAATTAGGTTTATATGAGGTTTACGGAGATGATATTATTAACGAAACTGAAAAAAATGAGATTAACAAAACGAATGAAATTACATCTACTAACACTACTGATGTTGTGGCAAATTCTACACCTAATGATGAAGATATAGAAGAAACACCATCATTAAAATGGGAAGAATTTATGCATCCAGATTTTCAATGGCAAAAACGAAATTTGTGGATAAACAATCCAAAGGCAGTTAATTATTGGTTAAAATCAAAAGGTGGAAGTGTTAGAGAGTTGGTAAAAATTAAAAATGAAGAAGAAAATATCAAAACTTATTAATTATTTGGTATTATAAAATTATTTTCGTATATTACAAATATGAAAAAATACGCATTATTCATCGGAAGATGGCAAACTTGGCATAAAGGACATGAGTGGTTAATAAATCAACAATTGGAGAAAGGAAAGAATTGTTGGGTAGCAATTAGAGATGTTCAAAAAGATGAGAACAATCCAAAATCAGCACAAGAAGTATTACAAGAATTACAAAAAGAACCCTTCTTTACACAAAACTGGGATAAGATTTTATTATCAATAATTCCAGATATCGAAAGTGTAAACTATGGTAGAGGAGTTGGTTACGAAGTTATTTACCACGAACCACCAAAAGAAATTGAAAAAATTAGTGGAACCGCAATTAGACAAAAATACATTGACTCCAATGGTGATGAAATAATTTATAAAATGGATAAAGAATAATTATGTTTGAAGAATTAAAACTTAATGAAGATTTGACAATTTTTAACTCAAAAATTACAAATATTGATAATGCAATGTTAGTGAAAGATTTAGAATATAATTGTGATGTTTCTAAACGTACAATACATGATACTACTACAAATGGAACACAATGCAAAATTGAAGTAATTTCAAAAAATATTACAGATATACGAAATGAAATATTAAAAAAAGTTTTATTACATTTTAAACTTAATGAAAATTATTTAATTTCTTTTGATGATTGGGTTTATATTAGTGATAATAAAAATAACCACACCAACTTTCACGATCACATAAGTAAAGGAAATTTAGATTTCATTAAAGAACCCCCCCAATGGAGCATTGTTTATTATGTTCAAATACCCAATAATTTGGAAGGTAACGATGGCCACATATCTTTTAAAACAAAAAATGGTAAAGAAGTTTCTTTTTTACCTACGGAAAGCCAAATGATAATGTTTTCATCTGACATACTACACAGACCCGAATTGAATAAAAAATCAACAAATAAACGAGTGGTATACGCCGCTAATATTTCAATTTTGGATAGGAATAAAAAATATGAAAAAATAACCCATTCATTATTATGATAGTAGAAAGAAAGAGACACATTGCTAAAACCATATCATATCGTATTTTAAGTACCTTAGTTGGTTTCTTATTAATGTGGTTGATAAGTGGTTCAATTAAAGTTGGAGCAGCATTTGGAGTAGCAGAATTGATTTATAAACCCATTCAATATTACATTCACGAAAGAGTTTGGTATAAGTGGATAAAATACGGATTAAAAAAATAAAATATGAAATTAATAGTTGACAAAGGTTCTAATGGACTAACAACAAAAGAGTTTACGGAGTATCTTAAAACTCCTGTATTAAAGTCAGAAATAACTCAACAAGAAGCAGATGAGTTAAGAAAACAATTAGAAGAAGGACTAAATGAGTATCCAGGTTTAGGAATATCAGCAACTCAATTAGGAATTAAAAAGAGAGCTTGTTATATTAAATTTGGAGAAGAAGAATTGTTTTTAGTAAATCCAATGATAAAAGAAAAATCAAAAGAAGGTTTTCTTTTTATGGAAGGATGCCTATCTATTCC